ACTCAGTATATGGAACTTGTCGGGGGAACTAAAGAGGTACATTTGATAGACAGACAAACAACAGGTAGCGTCACTATCGAAGCACCATTGCCAGGTACTAAGGATTATTTTGCTGCTGCTTTGTCAGATCAAAGTCTAGGTAACTTGCAATTCACTCATGGTGATACAGCAGGAAACATCGTTAAGTTCACTTCCACCAAAGTTGATATTGGTGATGTGAGTTACTCAGAGTTAAATGGCATCGTAATGGCTGATATTCCATTTACCGCATGTCCAACAACTGCTGGAAACGATGAATTTGAGCTTCAATATAAGTAAATCAGCGTTGATTTAATGAAAAGGGGGCTTACGCCCTCTTTTTTTATGGTTAAAGTGGCAAGGTATCTCTATTTCTTATCTAATGAGTTTTATTAGAAAAAAAGTATCTGCTTATCCTTGGCCTGTTGAAATCAGAAAACCTTCAGAAGAAGTTGTTGGTGAATTTGAAACTCATAAATTTACGATTCGATTTAAGCGATTAGCTAAAAAAGAGTTAAATGATTTTCAGGAAAAGGAAGATTATGAAGCTTTAAAATCAATTATTGTTGGCTGGTCAGATATAAAAGATGAGGATGACAAAGAAATTCTTTTTACTCAAAAGAATTTAAAAGATTTTTCAGAAGATGTTGATTTCGTTCAAGGAGTAGTAAAAGCATTTCAAACTTTTTATGCAACGGCTGACGAAAAAAACTAACTGATGCTGCTCTTTATTGGGCTTCGGGTGGCAGCGAATCAGAAGTACAGGCAGATGAAGATGCCAAAATATTTGGTATTAAACTGCCTGAGAAGCCTAAAGAGAAAGAGAAAGGATGTGTTGTGTGGGAACAGAATTGGGAGACAGTATTAATGTTTTTAAGGATGCAAACTCAATGGGCTGTCTCCATGAGTGGTTTTGTTGGTTTGAAATATGAAGTTTTATTGTGTGCGGGAGGTTTGTTTGACCTATACAATGTAGACAATCGTGTTGCAATGCTTGAGAACCTCAAGGTTATGGAAGCAGCAGCATTAAAAGAATTTAACAAGGACTCTAAGTAATGGCTGGACAAGTTGGAAAACTGATCCTTGAAACAGGCATTAAAGGGTTTGAAGAAGTTCAGGAGCTAGGTAAAGGTCTTCAACAGATTGCAAAATTAGCTAATAAAACTGATAACGCTTTTCTAAATGCTGCTAAAAAAGTAAAAGATTTTGCTGGTGCAAATAGAAATAGTATTAATGCAATTAGAGGCCAGATAGTTGCGTTAAATAAGTTAAAAGATTCGGCAACGATTGGAGGTAAAGCGTATAAATCTTTAGCAGCAGATATTGTTAATTTAAACACCCAATTACTAACACTAAGTAATGTTGAAAAAGTAGCAATATCCAATGCTGCATCAGCAGCCCAACTACCTGAAAGAACGAAGGGAGGCAGGCTTGTCGGAGAAGGCAGACTAGCAGGTTCAAGAAGCATAGCTAATTTAGCTAATGCACCTAGAACTTTAACAGAAAAAATATTTACGGAGCAAGTTGCAGAAATGAGTTCTGCAATGAGTAATTTTAGTGTTAATTCAACAGAATATACAAATGTTCTAAAAACTTTAATAGGTAACACTAGAGATTACAACGCAGCATTAGCCAATCAAACAGCAAGGCAAGGAAGTATTAATGCAACTGAAAGGATTCGTGCGGCTGGTAGAAGTAGATTTTCTATTAGCACTTCAAGTCAGGGATATAACCCATTTACAACTTTTGCAGGTTTCGATGGAAGTGATTTAAGCAAAGCTGGCAGACCATTTATTGAAGGGTTGCCAGTACAAGGCCCATTTCAAATGGGGCCGAAGAGAGAAGCGTATATGAAACGTCCTGGCCCAGTCAGGATGTTTGAAGCTTTTATGGAATCAACTTTTCCAAAAGGTAAACATAGTTCATTTAGAGAGGCTTTAAACGAACCTCTTATTCCTCCAATGGGTTTTGGCCCTGGCGGTGCGCCTCTTTCTCCAATACCAGGGTGGACTAAAGATAAAAAAGGGAGATGGAGGCGTGATAGAAAAAAAGATTTTACTCCTGGTATTTATGGAGGTGCAGGCCCAGCAGATTTAGGAATCCCAAAAAGCTTTGTAAAATCTCCAGCAGGATTCGATGCTCAAATTAATGCTTATAAAGATTTATTAAAAGATCTAGTTATCAATGGAAAAGAAAGTTTACAGATTAATCGCACGATTAATAAATTAGAAAGTGAAAAGCAAAGTTTAATAAAACAAGAAAATCAAGCATTATCTGGTACAAAAAGAACGACAGGGCCAAGGGGTAGCAGGGCAGCTAGAGGTTTAACTGTTGGTGCTGATGGGACTTTCATTGGTCAACCTGGCCCTACGAGAAAAGATTTTGGGCCTTTTAAGGCTCCAGAAGTTAAGAAGGTTGCTCAATCGGTAGACCAACTGACTGACAAAGTTTTAAAAAACACAGCAGCAGGAAAAAAAAGTATTAATGCTTTAACTAAGCAAAGAGCAGAATTTGAAAAACTCAGAGGCAATTTAGATCCAACAAGCAAAACATTTGCAAGGCTGACAAAAGAAATCGCCAAGACAGACAAAGCTCTTCTTCGATTGAGTAATAACAAATTTAGCGGTCAAAATTTAAGAAGAACAGGACAGTCAATATTAGGTGCTGGATTTGTTGGCGGCCCTGCTGGTTTCTTGGGTGCTGGATTAGGTGCTGGATTTGAAGCGTTACGACCTGGCGGTGATATGGCAAGTGGTGCGATTACTGGTGGTCTTGTCGCTAGTCAAGTGCTGACACCAGTTTCTCAGGCGATTGGTGGTTCTACTGAATATGCCTCACAAATTGAAAAGGCAAATATTGCATTAAAAGGAATAACTAAAACGTCAGAAAATTATGAAATAGCACAAGCTGCTATTACAAAAGCAGTTGAAGTTTACAACGTACCGCAAGAAGTAGCGATACGAGGAATGACAAGATTAAGTGCTGCTGTTTTAGGTGCTGGTGGAAATATTCATAACGCAACCGAAGCATTTTTAAATACAACAGTTGCAATTAAGGGTACTGCTGGTAGTGCAGATGATGTTAAATCTGCGATCACTGCAATGGTGCAAATCTTCAGTAAGGGCAAGGTATCTGCGGAGGAATTAAGTGGACAATTGGGTGAAAGATTTCCAGCGGCAGTAACAAAGTTTGCTAAAGCAAATAATATTTCTACGCAAGAATTACAGAAAAATCTTAAAGATGGAACAGTAGGATTAGACATGTTAAGTAAGTTTATTACAAGCTTAGGAAAAGAATATGAACCATTAGCAAGGAAGATTGCAGAGTCAAATGAAGAGGCAGGTGCAAGAGCGCAAATTGCAATGAATAAGATGAAGATTGCAGTTGGTGGTTCGTTAAAAGAAGTTGGAGCGCAATTTCAAATTATTGGCGCAGATCTATTGGCTTCATTAGTTCCAGCACTTACTTTTGTTGGTAATATTGCGGCTAAGGTTTTTGGTGCTTTAGCTGGAACAGTTCAATTTGTTATTGATAATTTCCATGAGTTTGCATCTGTTACAGCAGTAGTTGGAGGTGCAATGGCAGCAGCAGCCATTCAAGCGTTGAAATTTAAGATTGCTCTAGTCGCATGGGATTTAAAGCTAATAATTGCACAGATTGTTAAATTTATAATTGGGCTAAAGGCTTTAACTCTTGCTCAGATCAAAGCAAATATTGCTGCATACGCTAATCCTTATGTTGCTTTAGCTGCTGGCCTTACTGCTGCTGCAATTGCTGCTCATAGATTTGCTACAGCACAAGACAGAATGATTGCAAAATTAAATGATGGTTCAGCTACTGAAGAAGATGTAAATAAAGTATTTAAGAGAAGATTAGATATTCAGAGAAAAATTACAGAACTGGAAGCCAATGATGATAGACGAGGTAAGAAAACAAGGGCTGCTAAAATTGAAAAATTAAAAGAAGAATATGCTGCATTAACTGAAGCTATTGAAGATTATAGAAAGTCTCAAAATGGAAGTACTGAAGACTTAGAGAAACTTAAAGAGAAATTTGATGCGTTACTTGGGGGTGGTGAAGGAGGAGATTCACCATTCGCTAAGTTTGCACAAGAATTAGAGAATTTTGATGAAGCACTTCAAAACGTAGCTATAAATGGATTTAAAAAATTAGAAGATACAATATTGCAATTTGTTCAAACAGGAAAACTTGCAATTAAAGACTTAGTAAGGAGTGTTATAGCTGATTTAACTCGTTTGATGATTAGACAAACAATTACTAAACCTTTGTTTGGTTTTATTTCTGGTGCTTTATTTGGTGGTGGGCCTGCTGCTTCTATTGGTAGTCAGGCAGGTAATGTATTGGGTGATGCTTTAGGAGATATGAAATTAATTAAAAGTGCAAAAGGCAATACATTTGCAAGTAATGGAATAGTTCCTTATTCCAAAGGTGGTGTTATTCGTAAGCCAACAATGTCGCTTATGGGAGAGCAGGGTGCGGAAGCGATTTTACCGCTGCAAAGAGGAAGAGGTGGAAGACTTGGGGTCGCAATGCAAGGCGGTGGCGGTGGAACAACCAATGTGAATTACACAGGGCCAACATTGAATTTTAACGGTGATGAGTATGTACCAAGATCTGCTGTGGGTGGCATTATTAATGCGGCTGCGAAACAAGGTGCTTCAATGGGGGAAACAAGAGCAATGAGATCTTTGCAAAACAATCGTTCTGCTAGAGGGAGGTTAGGAATGTAATGAGTGCTATAGCTTTAGTTACGTTCATAGAAATCTATAATCCAAAAGATGTCCCTACCAGTGGTGATATTTCAAGTGCTGTTCAATATAGATTTCAAAATAGTGAACCAAGTTCTGCTGGAATAACTGATTCAAAAGTAGGTGGTGGCGCAAAATTTAATTTTCTTTCTTTTCTTTATCAAGGTGCTACTAGGAGTAAAGATGGAGACAATCTTGAAGCAGCAATAGTTTTAGCGAACGAAAGCGAAGACAGAGAAGGATCTGGGGCTATTGGTGCAAATAAACTGTCAATGAGTTATGCAGCCGAAGCTGTAAATAGTGGGTGGAGTATCAGAGTGTCTACTTGTAAAATGACTGATTTGACTTTTAGTGCTGTAGAGACAGTTTTAGCCGTTGATACTTGGAAAATATCTTCAATGGGTTATAACAATACAACTATTGAAATTTTATTGTCTTCGTCTATAGATGCAGTTGGTGGAAATATTGGTCGTTTTTTGACAAGTAGTTTGGTTGGGAATTTGCCTATCACTGGAAGGTTAGCAACAAGGTGAAGACTGAAATGTTGTTAGGGTTGCCTTATCGTTTAGGGGCAAATCCAGATGATCATAAAGCTGCTGATTGTGTAAGTCTTTCAAGAGAAGTTTTAAAAAACTATGGAATAGAAAGTCCCGTTCCTACGAGGGATTGGTATAGACGAATGAGAAAAAAAGATTATGAGGTATTTCGTGATGAATTAAAAAAGTGGGGAACACTAACAACAACCGCTAATATTGGAGTTGTAGCTCTCTGCAAGTCAGAAAAAGGTTACGCTTTAGCTGTTTATTGGAAAGGCGGTTGGCTATCATTCGGAGACAAGAC